ATTGTAACACCTCCTTCTTCAGGAAGTATAATATAGTCACCCGCGTCGTAAACTTCGCCAAACACTTCGGCATCAAATTGACCATCTGATCTTAGTCCTTCTGATGTTGCTATAATTACAGAGTTACCCGGAGTATAAGATTTTGTAATTGCTATTGCTAACGGAAATCCCGGAGTATTAATTTCAAATCTATAACGTTGACCTCTAAACAGTCTTAAATTAGGATTTCTTTCAAACTTATTATTAAACACATATGCAACATTGTCACCCTGGTCTTCGGTTGTAATTGTATATGTACTCTGTACAACTTCATCTTGTCCTTGTACAAAAACACTTGTAGGGCCATCAGGTAACCAATAATATTCTCTAAAATTTACAAACTTGTCCCAGTCAATATTAGGGTTCCAAGAGTAGGATCTTTGTGAATTAATGTCACTATGATTTGATGTATTAACATTAAAAAAGTTTAGCTGATTAATATAATCGTTATAGTCTTTATAAAAGGTAGTATTAGACATTGAATCTTTTATAAGAACAGTAGGTTCTAATTGATAATTTTGTCTATTTGCTGAATACTCCGGTATATAAGTATCTGTTGCTTTAAAGCCTTTTGCTGTTTTTCTGCCATAATAGCCACTTAGTTTTTCAGCAACACCGGGCTGTATAAGCTGGTCTATAGTTGCTTGTAAAAACTTTAGGTTTGCTTCGGATCTAAAAAATCTAGGAAGAAATCTTGCACTTTTTCTACTATCATCATCTGGAGTCGGTAAACCAAATTCACTTTGCTCTGTTGCCATTAGTAATTATTATCTCCGCTGCTATTATTGCTGTTTGTTCTAATTATTGTAGCGCCGCTATCTTGTACTATCGATGTTACTGCACTACTACTCGGAAGAGTCGTTGGATTGTTTACTGTTCTAGTTTGCACTCCGCTTAATTTAGTAGAGATACTAGTAATAACATTTCCTAAAGTTTGTAAATTAGTAGCTGTATGCTCGTCAATTATTTCTATGTCTTGTACGGTTGCTGCATTTAAAAATATTTCGTTCGCCTCAGACTTTATTTCAAATAAACTACCAAATGTTTGATCTGCTTGTTTAGGCACGATTACAATACTTGACAGTGCAGGTGTTAATGAATTTATAATATACGCACTAAGTTCTTGGAAGTAAAAAGTATCACCAAAATTCCAATTTTCAATAGTAAAAAATTGATTAATTAAGTTAATAATATTTTCTTTTATTTCATTATTATTGATTGCAATGTCTTTGTTTTTAACAATCTTGAAATTTACTTGTAGTCTCGGATCTGCCTTTTCTCCAAATAGTAATTTATAAGTTACAGGATGAAAAACTACTTCGTCACTAATGCTTTTTATTTTAGAAATTTCATTACCATAAGATCTATACAATTCATCTGAACTTGGCGGTAATGGAAAATTAGTCACTGCTCCGTTAATATATTTTCTTACTTCGGAATCATAATCTCTTGTTAAAATATATGTATCTAAAATATTACTACTTGACGGATCAATTCTATATTCAGAATCTGCTACATGTAGATAATGGAATTTAAGTCCAGATCTACCAACGTATGCTCTGTACTCGTCTGTAACTGTCATGTTATTTTCAGATTTATTAAGAACTTTAAATAAATCAAAATCTACAAAATAAAATACTTGTCCGTCTACTTCAGTACTCGGTGTTATTACATTTCCTAAATCAACAGACTCGTTTTGTTTAATTTTAATAATGTTTGTAGAATTATCAAAATATTTGTAATCTTGAACGCCGTCTACTGAACTATATTTCTTTTGGAATATAAATCTATTATTAATACTTGTATTTTCTTCATCTACAATTTCAGTAAAAATTTCCGGGTTATCAGCAGTGCCGTCATCGTCGCGATCATACAATGCTAACTGTACTTTTCGAGTATCATTATACCCTTCAGAATCTCTATATGCATCAGCAATACTCCAGTCAAAATCTTTATTAAAAGGAAGCTGACTATTAGGTTGAGTATTAATGTTTAAAATTGTTATTTTATCTGTTAACACTTTGCCTGTTTTAGAATCATATATTTTGTCAGAACTATCATAAAAGAATCTTAATTCATCTTGGCTTTCAAATACATATCTTAAATTTCGATATGACACATTGTAGTCTTTTCCATCAGTTTGAAAATAGAAAATCCAACTACTATCTTGATTTTGTCTTAAACTACTGTTTTGACTCTGCAAGCTAAATGGTGAATATGTATTTAAATTTTCAGCAGTAATAACTTTCCACTGACTTAGAGTTTGATCATATCTTAATCCAAAGTCTTTAAATGCAAACACTCTATCAATAACTTGTTTTTTAATATCTGATTCAAGTGCTCGTGCATACTTTGGTAAAACTTGTGTTAATATAGCCCCATCTGGTATAACGTCATTAAACACTATTGGACCAATACCGTCATCATTAATTATTGTACCGTCGGATTCGACACTTTGTACTGTAGACCATTTATACGAACTAGATCCACTATGACCAGAATCGCCTGTCATTAATGTTCCGTTATCCATAAAATGATATCCTACAGGTGCTTCGAATTTACACATTGCTCCAACTTTAATATATTGCAATGCATTTGTACTAAATGTGCCTACACTATAAACATTTGTAGTTGTAGTATCACCATTTGCAGCTAAAATACTTGTTAGATCAATTACTTGGTCAAAATACCCTGTAGAACGATTAGTTTTTTTAGTTACTTGTCTCCATACAGCGTTTAAGTCAACTGTATTTTGTTTGTTAAAGTTTCCGTTATAAAAATTTCTAACAGAATTACTAGCAATTTTCGGTTCAACTTTACTATAGATAATACCTTCAATATCTGATTGGGTAGTAAATGAAAATTTAAACTTTTCTAAGTACTCTTGTTTATATATAATACCGTCATTAGCAAATAGACTTGTTGATGAATACTTTCCAGTTGCATCGGATAAATCAAAATATCTACTTATTCCACTCGATACACGATTTACTGTTTTTGTTTTAATAATATCTTGATCAATACCTAACGGTCCAACATTATAATCTTCTGCTGTAATTAATCTATTTTGTGTATAATATGTTGCTGGTGCATTTTGTTTAATGTCTGCATTTGTTTCTGCAGGTCTTGAATTTGATATTGTTGACTTTAAACTAAATCCAACTGTTAATTCTTCTTGTGTGTTATTTTTACTAAGGTATGGAATTTTAAATGATATTGATTGTAAACTACTAGGGTTTACAATCATATTTCTATTATCGCTTACTCGATAATAAAGTCTAAAATTACCTGCTGGTAAGTTTCCAAATACACCATCACTAAAAACAAGATTAATTCTATCATCAGCTCGGGTAGTTACTGCAAATACATCTTTAGTATTTTGGAATATACTATTATATATGATATTGTTGCCTTCGACTGCATCTATTTTTGTCCAAGCATTTGATTCAAATCCATTAGAGTCAACTGAAAATAGCCATATATCCGAATTATTAATATTAGTATCGTCAATAGCAATAATTTGATTAGGTATTGGATTGTCAATAGTAAAGTTTGCGCTCTCTAATATACCCTGTCTAATGTGCATAAAAAAGCCAGTATTATTACTTCCAGCTCCTTGTCCATCATCTCTATATATAAATGCCGGACTATTGCCAGGTAATGGTGCTTCTTCTTGTATTGCATCATTAACAATTGCTGTACTTACTATTTCAAATCGTGTTGTAACACCTTCAACAGACTTATTAAAGCCGTAAACAGGAATATCAGTGTTTAGTGCATTAAAGCGATATTGTTCTGTGTTTACACCTGCAATATTTGCAAATGTGCTAGGTGTTCCTACTCCTGATCCAGTTGGCAATGCAGAATTAATAATTTTTATAAATTGTTCAAAATAATTGCTGTTTGCTCTGTCATTCCACAAAACTGTAAAGTTTTTAAGATCTTTACCTGTACTATCAGTAATAGATTCTGTTGTTGAAACAGTTTCAAACTTTAGCAAGCCATTAGCTGCTTTGTTTCTACTTGGATTATAAGAAATTAATTTTGCAAGACGTAGTACGCTTTCTCTGCGCTCTGCTGTTTCTAAAAAGTTTTCTCTAGCATTTAAATCAACTCTGAATGATAAATTTTGTCCTAAAAATGCAATTAAGTCAATAAGTGCAAGATATTCAGAACTTTCAATATAATCATTAAAATCTTCAGGATAATTTTGACGCAGATAATTAATCATTGTCCTACGCAAATTATCAAAGTCGTAACTTTGAAAGTCTGCATTTCTATACGACTGATAAATTTTCTTCCAGTCTTCAGTTGCTATAACTCGTGATTGCCTATCGGTTGATGACATTGATTATTCCTTATGTACTATTGATATTTATCAGGATATATTATACTAGCGTTTAATCAATTTTGACACTTTCTTGATCAAACTTAAATAATAATTGTTCAGATATATTATAAGGAAGATAGCTTAATAAACAACTAACTTCAATACCGCTGTCGTAAGTATCAACAAAAACTTCCTGCACAGTAACCCTTGGGTCGAAGTTTACAATGTCAGTTACATTTTGTATTATTGCATCCTTATTATCATCTGTAAACGGCTCAAACAACATATCCCATATGATAGTTCCAAACTTTGGATCACTTAATTTTTCACCTTGTCTAATGTGAAAATGATTAACAATATCTTGCTTAATAAGTTCAAAGTCATATAATGCAAATCCTTCAACATTATTGTTTACTGTTGAGAACCCCCTGTATGCACTTCCAACCGATTCTTTTTGAGGTTTTGCTGCAATTGTTATTCGTTTGTATAAATTTTTTTCTAATGTACTCATAATACTATTTATTCTTTAAAATTTGTCCTTAAATGCACTATCAATCGGAGCAGCTTGATCAGCAATACCTTTTAATAATGCTGCTTTAAACTGTGCCGACGACAACCAACATACACCGCCGCCTCTATCTGTACCAACTATATCAAGATGCATAACTTCACTGCCCATATATCCGCGGCTTGCACCGCCGCCTTTTCCGCCTAATTTTCCAAAGGTATATACAAACTTATTATATAACGCAGTATCAAGTTGTATAGTAGCTCCGTCTTTTTGAATATATAAATCTGCGGCACTTCCGTAATCGTGTCTTTTTGATCCTGTTCGTACACAATGTCCATTCACAAAATAGTTCTTTCCAGATTTTGATTTACCTGCACTTTTTTGCCAATCACTATAAGGCATATGCCCTGCACTTGTAATATAAACTTCAACTTCGCATTCAGAAGCAGTTTTTTCTAATAAATCTAGCATCCTTGGTTCTAATGCTTTTGGACGTTTTTTATTTTCTATTCCTGGTACATATTTTACCCTAGTTCCGTCTTTAGGATCATCTCCGTACTTATATTCCTTATATCCGGCTGCTGCTGCTAACGCCGGATCGACCTGTGAATCTTCATAGCCTACTACAAGTCTATCTCCGTCTGCATTAATATAATCAGTACCCGAAGTATCATCATCATATAATGTGTCACTTGTAATGTCACCGCCTGATCCTACGACACGTACTGACGACTCTGCGGCAACTTTGCCTTTTAAGAATGCATCCGGTGATATAAATCTATCAGCACTCTGTAATGCACCTGGATTTTCTCTATCTGTTTGATCTCTTTTAAATCCTAAAGGATTCATATTTTCATGATGTGACCAAGGTTCGTGTTGTGGCGCTCTCGGTACAATCGATTGATAAGGTACAGGCTGTTTTACTCCTGGAAATACATACGGAAGCGTAATCAAAGGTAACGGTTTTACTAACTTCGGTTCTGCTGCTTCATTAGCATCTAATGCTACCGCAGCATTACTTGGTAATTTTGCATCAACACCTTCAGATGCACCTGTTGCAGCAGATGCAGATGTTGCAGCTGGGCCATTAAAATGTATTTCAGCGCCAGTAGACACAAAATTAGCGCCTGCTTGAATGTGTGTTTCTGCACCACTTGTAATATGTGTTCCAAGTCCTGATTTTATTTCTATGTTTCGAGTACTTTCAGAAAAAATACTTCCTTCTGCTTTAGAATTTATATCAGCTGTTTTTGCTTGATTAAACATAGATACTTCGGCAATATTATTAATATTTGCAGTCTTACTATGATTAAAAATATCAGTTTCTGCAATACTATGTATTGCTCCATCTTGTGTTTTATTATAAATGTTAGCCTTTGCTGTATTATGTATATCACCGATAATAGTTCTACTAAAAATACTAGTGCCAGCTGTCCAATTTATATTTCTAACTGCATTTGCTAATATGTCTATTCCTGCTCTTAGATTAATCGAACCTCCAGCAGTTAATAGATAGCTACCAGCAATACTATTATACATATTGCTACCTGCTGTATTATAAATCGATTGTTCAGCATTTACATGATAAGAGCCTCCTGCTTTACTATAAAAGTGAGATCCACTTGTTTGATTTATAGTCTGATCAGCATGTGATACTATGTCAGCACCTGACTTTAGATGTATTGATTGTGCAACTGTAGTTTTTTGTTCGCCGCCAACTAATGTATTTGTGTTAAATGCACTTTCAACTTGAACCCTGCCGCTTTCAATTCCTTGCTCAGATGCTTTGCCGTCGCTCCATCTAGCAGAAGCCTTTATATTAACGTTTCGTCCAGCTTCTAAATTTAAATCTCTTTCAGCAGTAAAATTGATATCAGTATCGCTCATAACACTTATACTATCTTGAGCGTGAATATCAATTTTACCATCAGACGTTAATTCAATCCACGCTGTACCTCGTGAGTTTCCAATATAAATTAAGTCTTCAGAATTATGTAATACAATTTGATGTCCTGTTCTAGTCCTTAATCGCACGGCTTCATTTTGAGGTATAGTTTCGTCACCGCCTTCTTCTTTGCGTACTTTATTAACATAAATCGGAGGTCCATCTTCGGCGTGTGTAACCCGTAAATAACGCTGATCTCCGTCATCCATTACAAAACTTGATCCGCCTAATCGATTAAAAGGAATATCTATACCGCCTACATCATAACCGTATTTTGACTTTGGATGATTTTTACGTCTGTCAAGCGGTCCTGGTGTATTCATTCCAAATACCATTGACGGTGTTTCTCGTCTTGCACTTGATGTAGTTGTTCCGCGGGTTTCGTCGTCTAACAACCCTTGTACTTGTAGCACTTCGGCAAAATCCTTGTTATAGGGTTTTTTAAAAAAGTTTGGATCTACTGCTCCGCCTGTTTCTAGTTTTTTATTATATTCACCAACTGGTAATTTCTTATCCTTTAAATCAGCAGGGGTGTCTTCAGTTGTCAAAGTTGTCGACGGTGTGCTGCCCGGTACCATCATATTCATATTGTTATCTTGTACGCACCCTATCCAGTAACCGTATGATGTTACTCCTTCTGCAAAAATAACTAATACTCGTGTTCCAACATCCGGTGGTACTGCCCAAAAGCCGTAGCTTTTCTGCGTATTCTCAAATCCGTCATTTTCATTAACACCTTTTGAAGGTGTTACACCGTAAAATGGTGACAAATACTTTACAACTACTAATTGTCCACTTCTTTCTGGTATACTACTCGAACTACCATATCGTAAAAGTTCAACTTCTAGTGTTCCTTGCATTGCCGGATCTAGATGGTTAACTATTATTGCTTCGTACGGTCCTGTATTTCTAATCGGGCCTTCGGTAGCCGTTGTTCTTGTATAATCCATTTCTTAACCTATTTTTTTCTTAATTGTACTCTGCCGCCGGGCGTTGTTGTGAATACAAAATCACTTTCATTTAAATTATATCTTGCTATTTGTCGTTGTGCTGATCCTCTATTTCTAAAGAATCTCGTCGGCTGTGTTAGTAACGTTGCATGGTCTGCTATTGCGCCACTGCCGTTATTTACAAAATCATAGTTTGGCTTAATAACTGTTACATCGCCGCCAGTAGTAGTTGATATCTCATAATCTTTAGGAACGTCACCTACTAAGTTACCAGACTCAGTTTCGTATATTTTTCCAGCTGATTCGCTCCAATGCGACTTTGTTATATTTACAAGTTCAGGATCATCCTGCGCTGTTTCGATAAATTTTAAATCAGACTTTGAAAAATCTGTATTTTTTTGTTTACTAGCTACTGTTCTTCCTAAAGGTAAAGGTTTATCTGAGATTCCTTTTAAACTATCAGGATTATTCCAAGGAATAACATCACCAATTACAGTTGATTTCTCTTCTGCTGTAATAATATCTGCCCACTGTGCTGCTGCTAGTTTAGTCTTGTTAAACTGTCCTAAAAATTCGCCTCTTACACGTTTATTGGTTAAAACAAATGGATCAACACCAGTTGCTACTGAAA